TCCAGCCAATGCCGGTTGTTGTGATTGCTCTGTATTTTGACCTTTAATAGCCATCGCTATTTCATATGATCTATGTATCATTTCCAGGTCCATTGTTTCAAGTTCAAGCATTGATTTTACTAAATCAAATTCTGTCTGCACTTTTCTATGATCGGCGCTTGCTTCCAAATCATCAACTTTAGCATATGTTTCAGCGATCTTAGCTTGGTCAAGTTGAGCTTTAGCCATAGATGCGACTATCTTTGATTCATCAAGTTTAGCTTGCTGTTCTGATTGTGCTTGCTGCTGTTGTTGTTGCTGTTGCTGCTGCTCTTCCATGTCTTCAATCACCTGTTTCTTATTAGTGATAAAGGCTGCGCGCAATATAGATTTGTCAGCAATCGCCATTCCAATTTCTTTGAAGTGGAGCAATTGTGTAAGTTCCATCTGCCTTTGAGTGGTTGAGTAATTCCCTTCTTCGACAGCCACTGCATATTTCTGAGAAACAGAAGTGAAGAATCTCGGATCTGCATCATGACCAAGAATGCTCCGTATTTTACCTTTAGAGAAGTTCTTACGAATGGCTTGCAACCTAATTTTACCATAAAGACGTTGAGAATAATCCAGTTTATCGAAAATCGTCTGTAGGGTAACAAGCCCAGCCCCTTGTCGAAGCATAGATAAAATCCCAGATTTGTCGTCTGTCGCTGATCCCAAAAGTTCTTCATTTACCCCCGATATCTTGGTTATGTCTTCTGCTAAACTATTCGATAATTCTATCAGAGATTGGGGAATAGAGACAGGCTCAATCCGCTGAATTTCGTTTGGTAGGTGACCTGATTTCAATGGAATTAGGAAACCATCTCCACCGCTTGATTGTCTAAAACATTTAGGATCAGGAACAACATCAACAGGATATATCCACCCAGCATTTACAGAACTTTGCAATATCTGAAGCTCTATCACTTTTCGCATGTTGTAAAGAAATTGAGAGTCTCTCAAATTGCGAATGATTCCCTGTTTTCTCCATGCATATGCTTGAATATCTGGTTCAACATAACATTGGACTGGTACGAATGGGTAATCGTCAATTCTAAGTAAATTCTCGCCATGGTATACAACTTTTCCAGCAAGGCAAATCACTAATTTAACAGTGGGAACTTGCACCTCATGGACTTTAAGCCATGGCTGTTGTGCTAACACTTGTTCCATTAGATCTTCTTCTTCTGTCTCATCTTTTTCCCATTCCGTAGCTTCACCAGTCATAGGGTCTAAAATCATTTTAGCAGGTCTAGTGGTTCTGTAATAGAATTCGTCATAAGTGAAAAGATTATTGATAGCTACGTTTTGGAGCTCAGCTTGAAGAGGGAATCTACCATCTTTCATTCCTCCCGCCTTCATCTTATCAATTTCTTTAGCATGACCGGGGAGTAATGTTTTGGCTATTGTTCTAGATGTCCATCGACGTCGCCATATCCCGTTGCAATCGCTTAGATCTTGTTTTCTGGTGTATTGATCGATAAGATAATTGTTGTATGCGACATAATCGGTGAAAAGGTCTCCTGAAATTGGATCGAAAGTGTAATCAGGATATAGATGAAGTAATGTTTCGCCAGTGTCTAATGCGCCTTCGAATGCTTGTGATTGATATTCTTGGCATCCATCCCTATCTTCACTCCAACGGATAACTTTGTTGTAATCATCGGCTAATGAATCATCTTGCTCATGAACAGGCATTGTGATAGTAGATTTTCGGTTTTTTCTCTGAAAACCAGCGATCATGTTGATATGACGACGAACCAAATTAAAAAAGAATTTCTGTGTGCTTTGCGCGTTTTGACCATAAACTTGATTATAGAGATTTTGATCTCCGACTTTGAATCTCTTATCGATTGCTCCTTGAAGCCATAGAGTAGAATTTGTGGTATAATGGCTCTGGTAGAAAGAATCCATCATGCCTTTAAGATCTTTGGCTTGTACATCTGAGGGATCGATGTAACCTGAATAGAATTGACCTGATTCGTATGATGGCATGAATAACCTGTAATGATAAATTTTATATATCACATACAGAAATATTTACATACCGTTTTTTATTATCTCAATATCCTCCTATTTCCGCGTTGAAAGAATCAATCAGGCTATTCCCAAAAGTCTTTCTTCGTAACTGATCGTATGACAAGTTCTCATCGGGATGAGAAAATTCACCTCTTGGGAATGCAGAACATATAGCATAACGTAATGCATCACAAATATGATCGTTCTTCTTCACTGGTTTATCTTCACCACGATCAGCCGCTTTGGAATCCCATGCATAAGATTGCAAACATTCTCTTAAGACAGTGCAACCCTTATGAATTACCACATTTTTACCGCTAATAAACTTAGAACATATCTTAATTCCCAATAAAACGTCGTTGTTGGCGTCGAGCGTTGGTAAATCGGCTTGACGAAGGGCAATTTTGAGTGAAGCCGCTGCTGGATCCACATAAATAGCAGATACGTTTCTATAACCAATAAAATCCTTGATATCTCTGACAAGCTCTTGATCTGTTTTGGATCTACCTTTCTTAGCTGAATCGTAGTAATATTCTTCTTCCACCCGTATTTGAGGCCATTTATTCGGGGAGATAGCGCATAATACTGCGGCAGTAGCATTTGTAGTGCCGTAATCAACCCCAAGTATGTAATAATTCGGAGAAGGGAATGGATTTTCATATTCATTGTCTTTGTCATAACAATCATAAATAGCTCCATGCGCTAATGCCCATTCACCTAGTATGTATCGATTATACCACATACCTGTGTAAGAAGCTTTCAGTTGTTGTTTATATGCATCATCAAGAGTGGGATTATCCTCTAAGCAAAAATTCCAGTGAACAAGATCTAAACCAGGTTTATCGAGATAGTCTTTCTTAAGCCAATGCGCTGGTCCCTCAGGATTGCATGTCGCCAATAGTTTTGCACCCGGAACACGTAAACGGCTTTCTAACATTTTCCAAAAAGGCTCTGGTAGATTCGTCGCTTCGTCCACATATGCGAGTGCTAACGTTGAACCTTGTATTGTAGAAACCGCACTGACATCTGGAGCACCAACGAACCAGACTGTACGGCCATATAACTTGCATTGTTGTGCTTTCTCTGTTGGACATGGGAAATGAAGCCTATTGAATAAGTGATTAAGAATATTCCTTTGTATTGAAGTCCTGTTGACTCCAATTATCATAGCATCTCCAGGAGGACCATTCTTCAAGTCTTCAATGAAACGCTCGATGCTGGCGTATGTCTTTCCAGAACTTACAGCTCCTACCCAAATATTGAATCGATGCGTGGATTCGCAATAGCTCTTATTCTGTTTTGGGCTTGTCGGCATCGTAACCTAATTCAAGTAAAGGTCTGCGTTTTGGTATTCTCATGCTAAATGAACTTTTTTCATCCACAAATGTGGGAACGAATTTAAGCTTATATTTACTTAATAGATCAGAATCTGTTTTTACTTCTGAATCATGATCAAGTGAAGGAATCTCTTTTCCATTAACAATGTATACCATAAATTATTTCTCCTTAAATTCTTGAGATGAATTTGGCTTGCTGGCATTTGATTTCAAGTTCTCGTTCTCATGCATAAGCTGCATAATTAAATGGTCTTTCTCAATTTCATTTTGAACAGGTGAAATAGAAGAAATAAGATCTGGCTCTCTTTGGCCGCAACGTATTTTACCAAGCCATACGAGCATTTGTATATTACCTGCGAGAGCTTTTTGTAACTGAGTTGCTTCTATTAAAAGTTCGCCTGTACAGCAAAATTCGGCCACTATTGCCGACCACTCTCTTCCATATTTAGCTTTAGCTCTCTTACGAAGAGTATCCTCTTCGACGCCCATTGCAATAGCTATTTTTCTTTGATTGGAACCAGCTTTCAGATATAGCTCAACTTTTGCCCAATCGATTTCTTTATAATACTTTCCCTTAGCTGCCATAGATACCGTTAGAAGTTTTAAAATTATCTATACTCTAACCTCAAAAGTTTTACAAGAAAATACATTCGAAATCGTTTTCAATCATCGTACAACGCCTTAACCATATATTGCTTCAAAACAAACTTAACCATCCCACTTTCCATCGACTTTAGAAGTCTTAAAATTTGCTTGTAGTTTAAGTTATTTCTTTTCTTGAATATTTCGATTTGAAAGATTACAGATTGACGCATATGTATTGGATGTGTTTCAGTTCTCAACACATCATTTATCTCCCTAGATAAATCATTCATGCATTTCTCAAGAAAGACATCCTCTACACATTCTTTTATATGATCGTCTTCACTCATTTGACTTCATAGCTTTTAAATTTAATTTCAATTGATCAATCTCCCAATAATCCACCAAAAATTCTATAATCTCTCTAGTGTCTTCATAATCATAAGTCTCTTTCAAGAGTTTATAAAGCAATTCGGCATCACGCTCTAAAAGATTTACTTTTACTTCTTCAGAAGGCATCGTGGAACCTCTTTGATAAAGGATCGTTGTAGTTGTTTTTCAATTTCACGAATATATGGATAAAGAGCCTCTCTACCTATCCCAAGTTCTCTAGCGATGGTCCCTTTTGATTTGCGACCTTTTTCTAATTCAGTTTTTAGAATCTCGAGTTTTTCCGCATTTAATTTCCTCTGTCCACCTCGAAATTTTCCTTCACGTTTAGCAATCGCAATACCTTCCATTTGACGTTCTTTAATGAAATTGTATTCGAATTCTGCAAAAGCTCCGAATAGTGAAAGGATGAGATTAGACATTGCTGATCCTTCCCCATCAAATGTGAGATTTTCCTTTATAAATTGGATTTTCACTTTTTTGGAAATAAGCTCATCAACAATTCTTCTTAAATCTTTCACATTACGTGCGAGTCTATCCATGCTATGAATTACAACAGTGTCATCCTCTCGTACATAATCCAAAAGAATCTTAAGTTCTGGGCGATCTGTAGAAGCTGCTGAGGCATAATCTACAAATTTCTTATCTAAAGCCATGTCCTCGAGTTGCCTTTGAGGATTTTGGAGATATGTACTTACGCGAGTATATCCAATTATTTTACCTTTTGACATAGGTATAACCTTCTTCGTAACTTCCATGTATGTCACCTATTATTTTCCATCCCTCTTCTTTTTTCTCCCATTTTTGCGCTGGATTTACAGATAAATCAATCCAAAATGAACCAATCTCTGCCTCTTCACTCAAAATACGACCGCAATCGATACACATATTCAATCTGCATCCCGGACATCTAGGCATTGGGATAATTTCCTTTTTCATATAGGCATATTTCCTATTAAATGATCCTGATCTAGCTCTTCTTCGTATTCGCATTTTGGACAATTTAAAAATGAAACTTCTTCCTCAGGAGAAATATCATATTCATCATATGATAATAAAAATTCCTTATTGCACGATTTGCATATTCCTTTGTATGTTTTCATTTACCCTCCTCGTCAATCTTCTCTCCTATTCTAGTTCTATAAGCCGCGTAATGTCTCATAAGTCTAGCAAAATCTTTCTCTTTTAAAAGTTCTATCACCTCTTTTAAGTCCTTATCTAAGGCTTTAAATAAATTTTCGTAATTATGCGAATATTTGACAGGCCCACAATAGTAAAGAACATTTTCTTCCATATATATGTTATCATCAGGATTAATCTTTATTCCGTGTTCAATTCCTTCTTCACACTTCTTGCATTTTTCTTCAGTCATGCTTTTTTCCTAACGACAATTTAGCTCTAACGTGAATAGTATAATCAATGTCCCAACGAGTCAGCTCACGCTTATGTTTTTTCCTCTTAAAACAATCATACCAATGTGTGACAGGAACTGGTTGAGAGTTTCCATCATAAAAATCTTTCTTATCGGTGATTGGAAGAGTCATGTCTTATCTCTTAGCATGCTAGATTTAATTTCCGAATAGCACTCTAATGCATCATCGATTTGCGCAAAAATTCTCTGAACAAAATCATCCCGATCTATAGACTCCAATATATTTAAATCATAATATATTCGTGTTATCAATTTCACATTTTGCTCGTCACTCAAATTGTGTTTTTCCGTAAAATCAGCAATATGAGCCGCAAATTTACAAAGTATGTCACTCATTCCAATCTCCTTCAAAAATTTGTCGCGTCTGATTAATTTTTCTTTCATAATGGTAATATAATTATTTTTTTTCACTTTTCCATGTTATGTATTGATTTTTTGCTTTATCGAAAAAATCAATAACCATTTCGTTTGGAAGATCCATTTGTAATGCAAAATTCAAAACTTCTGCTAAATGAAATGACAATGCATCTAACAAATTTAAATTTTTCCCAGCAAGATAACTACTGATTAAATTACTTAACTCTTCGCTTTCT